TTGGTTTATTCTGGTTTCAGCAGCTTTGTATTCTTTAATAGCTAACAAACCATCTTTACCTGAAACTTTAAAAGATATTATTTCTTGTTTTTTTCTATTGAAGTATTCTTGTTGAACTATAGGAATACTATTAGTTAATAATTCTAAAGCACCCTCAATATCATTTTCTGCAAGTTTACCATTTATTTGGCTATCAATATTGTGGTCAGTCTGTGTAGAAAATCCTTGTGTCTGACCTAAATAAACTTTTTTAATTTGGTCTTTTTTAAAATTAGAATAATTTTTCCATTCTTTAGACGCCATTGCATCAGTTAAAGTTAAATGTGTGTCAGCAACATCAAGTGCTTCACTCGCTTCTAATTCTCTTTGAGATTTTTTTCTTGTAGCATCATCTTTTAACTCTTGGTCTTTTCTATCTTCTAATTTTTCTTTAATTTGATAAAAGTCGTCTTTTAATCCTTTAATTTTTCCAAAAGTATCAGTTCCTAATTTAATATGTTTAGGAAGTTCTCTTAAAACTTTTTCAGCATATTCAAAGTCGCCAGTTTTTTTTGCATAATCCATTAGAGTGTCTAATAGATATTTTTTTGCTGTTTCTTTACTTAATCCATTTTTAACTGCATCTTTAATATAAGCAGATACATCTTTACCAACATCTTCAAAAGTTTTTGTACTATCAAATTTGCCTTGTATGTTATTTTGAAAATTAGCTTTGTATTGTTCACTAATTTTTCCCATTTGTCCTTGCACATGGGTATTATGTAATTGTGCTTTCGCAGCAGAAGTCTTTTTAAAAAATCCGTTTTCTAATTCAACAGCATCATAACTGCCTAACTTATTCTCACTGATATGTAGCTTTAATTCATTTTTATAGAATTTTTGAAATGCTTCTGGGTCAGGATTTTCAGCTACCTGTTTATTAGCATACTCTCTATATATTCTAGCTTTAAACTTATCTGCATGTGTATTTAATTCTAATTCTTTATATTTATCAATAAAGTAAGGATTAGCTTCTTTTGGGATTGCTCCACTATCTACTTGTTTTTTAAATCCTCTTTTATTTGCTTCAGTGTCATTAAAAAGTTTAGTTGCTTCAGCTTCACCTGTTTTCTTTTTCTTTTTTTGACCAACTACATAGGCATCAACTGCACCATCATTTACAAATATATCTAAACTTCTTGCAAAAATTTCTAATCCTGCAGGTAAAGGTTTGGTTTCAGGTTTATAAAATAAATTAAAATCTTCAGAATTAGGTTCTGTTAATTCAGGTTTTAAATCTAATTCAGGTGTAGTTCTAACCATTATTTAATTCCTTCAGCTTCTTTTCTTGCTTGTAAATTGTAATAGGAGTTAGCAACATTAAGTGCTGCCGAAGCAAAAAGTAGTTCTGAATTTGGTGGTGTTAAGTAAGTTGATTGTGCTTCTTGACCGAATTGAATAGCTTCTAAATTTCTCTCGTATTGAGAAATATTAATATTCATATTCTTTTCTAAAGATGCTTTATAATTTCCTTCTATTCTGAAGTAATCGCCAAGTAATCTATTTGTTGAACCTGATAAAGCTAAACCTGCATCACCTGCTTGTGCTATAAATTCATGTCTTTTCTTTCTAGATTTTCTAGCTGCTGCATATTCTTTGTCAGCAAACTTTTTTGCAACTTGTCTAATTTTTAATTGTTCTGCTGCATATCTTTGAATTGCATTTGCTTTTGCAAGTGCATTTTGTCTTTTCTGTTGATTGTAAGTGTTTTGTGCTTGTGCTTTCTGCATTTTATATTGCAGACCTGCACTAGCAACTTGTACTCCGACAAGTGCTGCTGTTGAATTACACATTGTTTATTCTAATAATTTCGTAAAAAGGTTTTTGTAAAACCCCATAATTTGTTTTCCTTAAAAATTTGAAACCACACCATTTTAGCCATTTGATGTGAAGTTGATTTCTACAATCAACAAAGTTCCATAAAATTTTATATTTTGTATTTAAAAATTTAACAACTTCTCTACATTGTTTTAGAAAAGCTATTTGAATTTTAGCTAAATCTTTTGTTGCAAGAAGCCAAATACCACCAACGCCATTACCTAAATCATCAACTCCAAATATTCCTACTGGTTTATTTTTTGGATTAAAAATTGTAAAAACTATGACTGCATTTTTAAATCCTATATGTAATGCTTCGTAAGGTAGTAAACCACTTCCTGCTAAAATTTCTTGTTTATCTTCTTGTCTTAATCTTGGTCCTAAATATTTTATATCTTCAAGAGTAGTTAATCTAAAATGACTAAACTCTTGTTGATGCAGTGACATAATATCCTTGCCAACTTGCGTTAATAAAGTTTGAAGGCAAGTGACTATCATTTTTTAAACTCACTGTAAGTTTGTCATTCTCTGATTGAACACTAAAAGTGAAATCACCATCATCAAGTGAAACTGTACCTAATGCTCCTGAACCAACAACTGTGCCAGTATAAGTGCTTGTACTTGTGTCTCTGCCAACTGGAATAACTTCTGTTGTAAAATATCCTGTGTCATTAAAAGATACATTCCAATTTCTAATTTGAAGTCTACCTTCCTTAACACTTATTCTTGCTCCAACACTATCTGCTACTTGAATAAATTGTTGTGAGAATACAAATGAAAATTCATATTGTTCACCTATCCATAAATTAGCACTAGAGTAATCTCCTGAAATCGTAATAGTTGTGCCTGACTGTGAAGCTGTGGTAATTGCTTGTCCTGCTGTATTTGAACCGCCAACTCGACCTACAACTTTCATTGTATTTTTTATAGTGTATGGCAATGTAATTGTTGTTAATCCTGTTCCTGAACTGTAAGCGACAGTAACACCAGTGGTGTCATCTTGAATTTTTCTATCTAGATACGTTAAGTAGGTTGCTGAAGCATCTACACTAGCAGGTGAAATATCTAAACTTTCTAAATAAACTCCATCACTTCGTTCATTAACTATATATAAAGTGTTTTCTATAAAATCTATATTGAGAATTTTATCAGTACTAGCTGTACCGAAAGTCCACTTATGCCACGCTGACTGTAATCTTTTATTATCTGAAACGTAATATTGATAAACATATAAAGCATTTTGGTCTGAAGTTTCTGACGACAAACAAACTAAAATATTTTCATTCGTTGCAGAAGCAAGTTTAAATATATTTTTAGGAATATATTTTGGTACGTTTGCAGTTATATCATCTGCTTTTTTTGTATCACTATCTCCTGAAACATAAAATTCTCTAATTCCTGTATAGTTGCCTTTATTAAAGCAGAAGAAAACATTACTTCCTGCTCCAATAGGTTTAGCATTTAAAGAAGTTTCAAATGCTGTTGATGTATTAATTGATACATTAGCGGCAGTAAGCGTTGTGCCACCTGTCAACATAAATTGGGTCTGGTCTGAAAACAAAAGTAAGTCTTCATCAAAAGGTATTACATGTCTTAATATTGAAACTTTTTTAGAAGTTGAAGCTACATCTACTGGGTCAGTATCTAAAGTATCTGTAACTGTTTCAGGAAAGAAATGAAAAAATTCTCCACTTCTTGACATAACAACATTTTCATCAGCAATAAAACCTAATCTATTTCTATGAAAGAAAATGTCTCTAATTTTTTTACCAATAAAACTTGGGTCAGGCGAACTGTCCGTATCGCCACAAACTCTTAACCCCCAACTTGGGACATCATAAGAAGTTGCAGAAATTGTATATGAACTTCCATCAACTTGTGTAAACCTAAAATTTCCATCAGCAGTTCTAATAAGAACATGCGGCATCAAATCTTCATCAATTGTAGTTACTGTTCCAGGTGCTACAGTTTCATTCCAAACATCATCTGAAGAACTGTATTTTACATAATAATTATCGAATGTATTTGTTGCATCACCAGTTATTTCAACAACCATGTTATTAACCGCAGGACTTGGAAGGTCAGAAAAATTCTGAACTGTATCGTAAACAACTTGTGAAGCATCATCTCCATAGCCATCACTAGCTGAAACTGCAAGT